CGCTCCAGGGACTCGCTTAAGTTCTCAAATTTAAGCGAAATGCCTCATCATGAGGCATTTTCCCACCTAGGGCGAATAGCCCTAGGCCCGTTGGTATCATGTCCCAGTTAGGACTGATACCTACCCTCTTCTCATATGTGGTCCTATCATGCCTGATAGTTATCACACATGAGTCCAAAGACCGTGCCAAGAAACAAAGAAGCAGACCTTCAGGGTTGAAGTTCCGCACTTTGTGTCCGCGCGGAATATACACACGCCTTTCTTCGGGAACTACCCGAAGCCGAGACGGCCTGGCGACCCACTTTCGGTATTTAATCGATTGTGTATCACTATCCATCTCGATCTTATTTACATAAGTTAAAGGAGTGCGGATACCCGCATCGGCATTCTCACCTAACGGAACCTCTAAAAGGGGAACCGTTTTAATGAGCCGTCGGCAGGTTAGGGGAACAGGTATTCCTGTCTCTCTAGTCCATTCGACGAGCCGATTAATCAGCACGTAGCGATCCTGAACGGTGGCAATGCGTTTAGCATAGACGCCGCGAACGGGGTGACCTCGAAAGAAGTCACCCCCACAGGACTCACGAAACGCTCCTTGATTAAAGGACTTGTCACGATTCACTACGAAGCCTAACAGTGCCAACTTACGACAGATATAATCGAAGCCCTCCCGGGCGACGACGATATCGTCTCCGTAGACACCAAAGTTGCCCGTAGTACTGCCGCGCGTATACCGGAGAGGGATCCCCAGCATACGATAGCAGGTGACAACTACACACGTGAATAAAAACGTCTGCAAAGGGAACGTAAAACCGTTCCCCATAGTAGACACCATATGGAGTTCAATCTTCTTATCTCCTACAAAGGAGAAAGGAGATCGAAGCATCTCTAGCATCGCCAAGAAATGGCGGGGAAAGATATGCCTCAACAAAGAAAGGGATATGCCGTCAGAAGCACTCTGAAGGTCGATCGTTCCGAACGACCCATCAGAACTTCCACGGCACGCCAATTCCTTGTTCCGCTCGGTTTGAGGTGCACGATCGCCCTCGCGACGGATGTTTAGTCCGTAGCGCTGGAAGACCATGTCCTCTATCAACCTACCAAGGCCTAACTGGAAAAACATATTCCCAGAAGGCTCAGTACATATGGTACGTGTGATAACGTCGTCTTTGGGTACGAAGGATAAACGGTTACCTTCTACCACCTCACTGCCCCCCCAAGCTTGGGCGCTCTCTTCGAGCGCTTCATTCCAACGGGGGTCGGACCGGAAGTGACGCCTGATAAGGGCGTAGAGTGAAGGCCTAGTGCACGAGATCGGGCTGTCGAACATCTTCGTATAGAAGTCTGTTCCACGCGCACGAATACTTGCACCGGGCCCCAACCGACCTTCATCGAGAATTTGATGAAAGCCGGGAGATAGGAGATTAGACGCGACAAGAGCATTGTAGATCTCCTTACGGAGTTCCCCAATGAAGATGTCATCGTATAACTCTACACACTCGATCTTAAACGTTCGACAGCGATCATTGATCGCCAAGAACTTATCCAGAGCGCGCTGGTCGGCTTCAGGCGTCACCGCATATCTGAATTTCTTCAGAAAGCTGTCCGCCATCCGCTTCGCAGCAACAGTCTGGACCCCATCCCAATCATTTATCGTCCTTTTCTCAAAGTCCGATAATGAAAGGTAGGGACTAAGATCTTCTAGAAGGTCACAGAAAAGAGCGTCAGGTCGACTGACCATAAAGTCTCCTGCAATGGCAAAGCCTAGTTACGCCAATAGGCGTAAACTTTGGCAGTCGGAGAGATGTCCTTAATGACGGCCATCGCTTCGAAGATGTCTTCAATGGATGCTGAAGGGTTTACCTCCAACATGCACTGAATCCTATCGTTGCTTAGTGAGTCTGGATCTGAGGACCATTCTATGCTTTCGCATGGGACGAATCTCCAGTCCAGCTCACGGCAGAGATAGAGATCCGCTAACTCCCAAAAAGGAGTTGTGGAGACGTCATCAACGGCGACAACCAACATAAGGAACACCTCATAGTAAAATCTAACGCTAGTTAGATCACACCACTGATTTGGGTATCACCCCAACCAGACGACTGCTGCGTCAAAGCCCCAATCAAGAGGCTATTAGCAGCTCGTACGTTGGCTGAATCCGACAGGTCACTTCCGGCGGGGACATCTTGTGTCAACGTCGAAAGAAAGACCTGAGGGTTCTGGCCAGCCAAAGGAATGACTCCCTTACGGAGTCGAACCTTAAAGCTGTTCCGCGGTACATTGCCAATAACACCCGTCACCGGATTTGGGATCGGCGCGCTTCGAATTGAAGCGGGCCTTTCAAAAGTCACAGTGAAGGGATCCGACGCCGAGTGAACTCGCACACCTGTTTGCGTCCCACCAAGGGCCGTAACAGCGTATTGCTTGCCACCCGTCGTCGGTGCAGTATCCAGCACAACCGTATAGGTTGGGCTGGTGAGACCTGTCTGGGCAGAGCCTGTAACAGGTGAGGAAACGGATATCGTCATGAGTACGAGACTCCAAGAAGGTTAAGGAACAAATCTACTATCGATGATGGTCAGCGAACGTTCAAAACGGAAAGCCGTCTTGATCGCCCGAGCGCGAAGAGGTTAATCCACTTCGTGCCAAGTCCCGGGACCTTAAAGCCAAAAGATGGCATAATAGGTGTACCGGCACTCCGTTCCACTTCTCGAATCGTAGATTCGAAGAACAATGGATCGCCGTAAGTCGAGACAATCTTGGCTGGATACGAAATGAAGGATCTGGGAGGAACCAATTCCCCACTGACTCGTAAAATACGAGATCGGCGGTTAGTTGTATTCGTCCATTTGATCCTATCAATCGGAAACGTCCAAGCTTGCAGAACTCCTCCAACATTGGAGAAGTAATCGACCATCCAGGAATAGGGGATGAGCTCGTAGACAGTCGGAATGAAACTATTTAGGTCAAACCCAAATAGATCAAGCCGAAAAGCCAACGGGTTATCAAACTCCAATCCCACAAGGCCTATCAGTCTGGATTCGACCCTACCGAGACCAATTCGTGAGAACTGGTACCGGATACGGTCGGTGGGCTCCTGTATCACTACAGGATCCCCCACACTGATTTCTCGCTCAACAGAAGCATAACCTCGGCACCGGGCATAATTGCCCTTATACCGATTAATGCTCTCATTGAAGGCGACTGCAGCATTCGCGGCATCGGCCATAGTAGGCCGTAAGCCAAACGAATACTCGAGCCATGAGTTAGCGAGGAAGCGATTAGCTCCCCTCTTGCCAGATTGTCGGTAGATTCGGCCTGCTCTTCTTTGAGCAGAGCGTAGATACTCGTCAATCCTACGGCGAAGAGATTTCGCAGGGTGGATGATCATCGATAAAGCTTCCTTAAGTTCGCCAAGGACAGTGCCGGCATATACTGCCGTCATCTGAGCCCTGGCATCCTTAAGATAAGCAATTACGGCGTCATTGTAAGCGGCATCAATCGGAAGAGAAGTAGTTCCCGCAAATGCAGAGGACAGGTATGCCCTCCCGTAGTTGCGGCGATGGATCTGAGTAGGATTTGGAGGGTTGGATATAAAGTCCAACCGAGCAAAGGCCTTCAGAGATCCCCGTACGAACCGACGCTCACCACTCAAAGGAGTAGTAGCGCCCTGGTGGGCCCTAATCTGCTGTCTATGATTCGGGTTCTTGAAGCCGGATACTGAATCATTCCACGAATCGGAACCAACAGTATAACTGATGGCCGGTTGCGGGGAAGGGTCAGTCCAACTGCAAGACGCACGAGTCTGATCCAATGAGGATCTTTTAGATTTCAGATAGGGTTCCATTAACTCCTCCACGACCAAAGAACGAGGCTATATGCCCCGATAACGCGGGGGC